CAGGGAACTTGTAGTGGTCATGGGATTCCAATCCCAGGAAAGGTGCATTCGATGTTTGTAGACCCCTGTGGAGTAACACCCATGTCTGCAACACCGTATAGTATTGCAATCAAGAATAAGGGATGTCTTTGGAGACCATTTCCAATTGCCCCAGCATCGCCCTTGGCGCTGAGAAATGTACTAATTAATGGAATTCCTCCAGTTCTTTTTGGAGATGTCTTGACTCCGCACACTTCGGAGACAATGCACACAGTAATTTCTTCTTGCTGTTCCCCAGAAAGTTGCTCCCCAACAGTTATTAAAGCTAGTTGTAGCATGCTAACTATAGAAGATGGCAAGGGAGTTGGTCATCCACGTATTGTAAAAGCTACAACAAAAAATGTTTTGGTGAATGGAAGACCACTAGCAAAAGTTGGAGACCCAATGTTCATTCCTTGCAAGAGCAAGATTGCATCGGGTTCTAAAAATGTTCTCGTTGGCGGCGGGAGCAGCAAATCCGATGATTCAAATAAGGCAGATAATGCTGCATCTTCTGGAGAAAAAAGTCCTTCTCAAGCATCTTCGGCTGGGTCTTCTGCAGGTAGTTCATCCAAGTACACAAATGCAGAATGGTCCCAGAAACTCGCTGATAGTGATGCTGCAGCAATGAGGGAAATAAACGCTGGCATTGTCTAAATCTTTATGCTATAATATTATTGTTCCTTTAAAAGTTCTATGGCAAAATCAAAAGTTGGTCTTGTAAAAACTAATTATCGTCCTGGTCCTCCCAAATCAACCAAACAGGGTTGTGGTGGCGGAACCAAGTATGCTGCCACCAGTCGCAATAAAGCACGCAAGAGGTATCGCGGGCAAGGTAAGTGATAAATAGATACTAGGGATAGAAACCCCTCTAAAAGTTCTGTTTCACAGTACTTGAGGATTTATGGCTAATCACCCCATTCCAGATAATGTACCTAATATGATGAACTCTGATTTTGGAACAACTGTTCTGATTACGGACCCCCGAGCAGATATTTACTTATCACAAGCTCGTAAGATGAAAAAAACTTCTCCTCCTGGAGATAGAATGAGTAAGTGGTGTGGTGGAAAGGAAGGATTCGATGATTACGTAGAGAGATGGCATTAAAACCAATCGAATTTAGAAAAGATGCTTATAGCAAGTCATATCGTGATATTGCTACAAGTTTTGTACGCAATCCAATTACAAAAGATGTTGGGAGCGTTATAAATGAAAATGCCATCAAACAAGCTCTTAAAAACATGATTCTTACCCGTAGAGGGGAAAGATTGTTTAATCCAAATTCAGGGTCTGAGGTTTATGCTTCATTGTTTGAACCTCTAGACCCTTTTATGATGGATTTGATTAGGTCCGAGATACTAAATACAATTCAAAATTATGAAATGCGAATTCAGGTATCAGCCCTGGAATTGATACCAATTTATGAAAACAATTCTTTACAGGTCAATTTGACCTATCGTATTGTAGGTGAACCAATATCATACGAAGTTGATTTCATACTAACAAGAGATTTCTAAAATGCTGCCTACTAATCTTACAGCAATTACCTTTGATGAATTGAAGTCATCAATCAAGTCATATATGCGAACTCGACCCGAGTTCACGGATTATGACTTTGAGGGCAGTACTTTATCATATCTTGTAGACGTACTTGCTTATAATACGTATTACAATGCATTCAATGCAAATATGGCATTGAATGAAATTTTTATTAACAGTGCATCTTCTAGGGATAACGTTGTTAATATTGCCAAGTTGTTGAACTACGTTCCACATTCATACAAGTGCTCACAAGGGTGTGTAAACCTCGAAATTCAGGTTCCCTTAGAGAATGGTCAATACCCAATGTCAGTGACCTTAAAGAAGGGTCCAGTCGCCGCAGGGGGGCAATTTACGTTTGTTAGACAGAGTGATAGAACTGTCAGCGTAAATGCCCAGACAGGAACGGCATTCATTAGTGATTGCTTGCTCTACGAAGGAGCAATTCTTAACTATTCCTATGTTGTGAATGATTATCAAAAGCAAAGATTTTTGATTCCAGCAGACCAAGTAGATACTAGTACACTGATTGTTAGAGTAAGAGCAAATCAACAATCTGCCAATTCAGATACTTACAATCTTGTCGATAACATCGTAAATCTTAATTCAGATTCAAGAGTTTACTTCTTGAATGAAGTAGAAGACTCCAGATATGAAATTAAATTTGGTGATGGAATTCTTGGAAGAAAGCTGGTTGATAATGAAATTGTTGAAATTGAATACATTAGAACAAGTGGTAGTGCTGCCAATGATATCAATACCCTCACGTTTATGGGTGAACTTTATAGCAATACTGGCAATCTAATTGGTTCCAATAACGTCACACTCACAAATGTTTATAGAACTCGTTATGGTGATGAAAACGAGTCAACTACGAGTATTAAGTATAATGCTCCAAAGTATTATAGTACTCAATATCGAGCAGTAACAGCAGATGATTATTCTCTGATTACTAAAAAAGTCTATCAAAATGCGGAAAGTGTTACTGCATATGGTGGAGAAGAATTGAGTCCACCAATATACGGAAAGGTATTTATTGCCATTAAAACAAAAAATAATACCAAACTGAATAAACTTACAAAACAGACGATTAAAAATAATCTTAAGCCATACGCCATGGCAGCAATTGAACCAGTAATTACTGACCCAGATTACATGTACGTAATTACTGATATTTTTTCATTGTACGATAAAAATTGTACAAGCATTTCTGAAACTGAGATGGCATCTAAAATCAGTGTTGCTGTATCACAGTTTGCTGGGCAAAGTTTAATCAATAATTTTGGAGGTTCCTTCTCATTATCTAAACTTCAAAAAGCGATTGAACTAGCAGATGAATGTATTGATACTTCTGCCATTCAAGCAACTCTTTTGAGGTATCTAAATCCAAACATGGGACAAACTAACACATACTGTGTTGATTTTGGTACTGCTCTTTATGACTCAAATCCAAGTAATAGTGGAGATTGTCCCAAAGAACCAGTTCTCAAGTCTGGTGCTTTTAGAACTTTGGAATATCCATATGTTGACCAATATTTCGAAGACGATGGATTTGGAAGACTACAAACATATTATAACTCTGGTACAGAGAAAGTCTACACTAATACCGAAGCGGGGTATGTAAATTATTCTAGTGGTCGTATTTGCTTTGGACCAGTAAATGTTATTGCAACTCCTAATGTCGATGTTGATATTTCTGATTTTGGTGGAAATCTTCAACTTAGTGTTGGTGGACAAATTATTCCACTTGGAGCTCCTGGACCAGAGTTGCAAATTCCATTGCAAGTTATTCCATCAAACTTTACAACCATTACTCCAGCTACTCCTGGAACTATTCTGGCACTACCAATTCCAGCAATTAATGTAGCACCGTTGGGAACAACTCCACCACCAGTTATCCCTATAAATAATCTTACGCCAGAACTATTTCTGAATCTACCGACATTGATTGAACCCATTATTCCTGATTTGAGTGGTAGTTTCTTCGATTTAGATGCTTGCTTCTGATAACCAGTAGATAATACGATAATGCATACTAAAGTTTCCCAACTTGTTTCGGGTCAACTTCCCCAGTATATTCAAGACGAAAGTCCACAGTTTGTCAAATTCCTTGAGTATTATTACAAGTCTCAGGAAAAGACAGGTTTGTCACAAAATATTTTGGCAAATCTACTTGAGTATGCGAACATTGATAGTTTTGACATCAGCCTGATTCAGGGTAGAACTCAGGTACTTAAGAGTGTATCAAAGACCGATTCCATTATCGTTGCTGAATCAGTAGAAGGGTTTCTTCCAGAAAACGGAAGTTTTCTTCTCGATAAAGAAGTAGTTTATTATGAGAAGACAACTAGGTCCCCACAAGTCTCTCTGATTCCTGGAATTTCCTATGCAGAATTCCAAACAAAATATCAGTATCTCGTAAGTCCATTTAGAGATTTTGATGGCATCACTTCAATTTTTGAGGTAAAAACTGAGAGTAGTCTGGTAGTACCACCAACAGTAAATCATCTGATTGTAAATGTTTATGGTGAGTACTTGGTTCCTAATGAAGATTATACGCTAGACACTTCAGAAATTACCTTTGCCAGTCCCCCACGTTCTCGTCAGGCAAATGATTCGATTGAAGATACTCAAATCATTTATCTGAAGGGATTTTTTCAAGATACTATTAAAGTACTTAGTGATATCAGTTCACAATTTAATGGTTCTAAGAAAACATTTTCTTTGAAAGAAGGTTTGGTAGAATATAAACCAATCCTTACAGAATATACTGTTGTCATTCTGAATAATCAACTTCTGATTCCAAAAGAAGACTATAATATTAATGAGGATTCAATCATCTTTAAAGTTGCTCCGTCAGCAACTAGCAAGTGTCACATTAGGTCCATAGAAGCACCGATTCTTTCTTATGGAAGTGGTGCTGCTGGGGTTGCTCAAATTTCCGAAGATGGTGCAATTACTGGTATCAAAGTTAAAAGTGGTGGAAGTGATTATAAACTGGAATATCCACCTCAGGTTAGAATTGTTGAAGGTAATGGCAATGGAGCAGTTGCAAGAAGTCTTGTCAATGGATTGAAGACTATTCAACTTCTTGATGGTGGAAAGGGTTACAGTAAAATTAATCCTCCTGTAGTGCTCATAGAACCACCAACAGATGAGTCTGGTGAAGCAGCAACTGCTATTGCTACCGTCAATGATAACGGGTCTGTTGATAGTCTAACACTGACTAGTTCTGGTTCTCGTTATACCTTTGTTCCTAGAATTTCTTTTGGTATTCCTGGTGGTGCTACACTCACGCAACCAAATATTAATTCAGAGGGGCAAATTATTGAAAGTTCTGTTCAGATTGACAATCCTGGACAGTACTACTCAGTTGCACCATCAGTATATGTAGATGAACCAACTGGCAATCTTCCAATTACTGCAATTATTACTACAACAATTGATGAACAGGGAAGAGTTAATGGTGTAAACATTGTTCACCCTGGAAGGGGTTATAGTCAAGAAAATCCTCCCAGAATTAGAATTATTGATGATGCTCAAGCTCAAGTTTTGGAAGTAAACGTTGACGCAGCAGGACGTGTAATTGATATTGAGGTTCTAAACGGTGGAACTGGATTTGATGACGTTCCATCTGTTTATATTATTGATGATAGAATTGACACAATTACAAATCAACCGATTGGTGGTACTGGCGCTAAAGCAACTGTAACTATCTTTAATGGTTCAATTACTGATATTAATGTTACAGCATTTGGTAGTGGGTATTCTTCTACAAATCCCCCAAAAGTAATTATTCAAAGACCACGTTCTGCTAAAGCATCATCTACAGTTGGATTTTCTGAAGTTACTGGTTTCAAAATCCTGGAACCTGGTAGTGGATATACTCAGGCTAGATTTGAAGGATGTGTTAGAGGAGTTAGTGGCCTTGTAGAATATGATGCCACAGGTAATGCTATCTTTGAAAACTCAACTATAGCAGCTGCCCATCCAATTACAGCAACTACTATTCCCCAAATCAGTTCTTTGGATGGTCTTTTCATTCAAAAGATGCTGGCAAAATTTGCAGAACAGTATCTTCCAAATGTTCCAGCATTTGATTATACTCAAATTGATATTATTACAGTAATCAAGAACATTCGTAAGTTCTATGCCTCAAAAGGCACGAAAGATTCAACATCTTTCATGTTTAAATTGCTGTACGGTGAGGATATTGAAATCAATTATCCAAAAGACCAAATTATTCAACCTTCAGCAGCAACCTGGACAATTGATACCGTTCTTCGTTGCGAAATCATTTCTGGAGACCCAAGAAATATCACTGATGGTGTTCTGACCCAAGATGCAGACCCAGTTGATACTACTGTTGTGGCTGCATCTGCATTGATTGAAAATTTTCTTGCAATCAAAACATCTACTACAGAAATCTATGAATTGATTCTTTCAGAAGAATCAATTACAGGAGAATTTTCAATTCCATATAAGACCCTTTTGTGTGAGCGTATTAGTGGAAGAGATACCATCATTACAGTTGATTCTACTGTTGGATGGCCAGAAAGAAACGGTGTCTTTGTTATCAATGGAACTGAAAAGGTAAGATATAAAGAGAAATCTCTAAACCAGTTTATCGAATGCAC